GGTTGATCTGTGACATTCCCGAGCCCATGGCAGCCGCCGACGTATGGGCGCAACTATTCAACGCCCACGCGTCAGCCTATGGCGCAGCAGTCGCAGCCCGGTAAGCCCGGCAACCGGTAGGGTCGGCCGCCGTGTCGACCCTCACCAGGGGCAGCCCCTCCTGACAGGGGGGCTCTTGTTACCCCCCATCCCAAATTTTTTTCCCCTATTCCAGCAGCAATACAAAATAAAAACACCCCCCTCGACTTTTCACGGAAGACACTTGCTAAATTTTTTTCAAAACGTATTCTAGCTCACTATTTACAAAGTATTAACACTTGACACATCGCGCACAACAAGCTAAAATTGCTTTGTTATCACGCATGTCATGTCAAAAACAGGGCGCATTGAGCATCTTGAGCAACAAGTGCGAGATCTAAACGAAAAATTAAGTGAACATTTAGATGTAATTAATATGCTCCTTCGTGATATTCGAGAATTGCAACAATTTAAGCGCTTTGTTGAGCTATCGAGCGCATCACGCAAATCGCAATATGATGTCGTCAATGTAACACGTGAAATGACATGAAAAATACACTTGATCGACAAGCTTTCATTGAACTATTACGTATTTACTTGCGCCCTCAAGACTTTGAACGCTTTGCAATAGCTAGTAATTTGAATAAAAAATCACGTTTTTTGTTTCGCATGACTCAAAAATTGAATAAATTTGAATATGTTGTGATTACATGCGAAAATCAACAATCTTTTGTTAATTTTATCCCTGATGATGTTGCTACTCGCCCCTTCTCTGAACTGCGCGACTCTGATTTTATTCCTGATGTGTTGTTTTTCGCCGAATAGCTCTCTATCGCACTTTGCAAAACTCTCTTGATATGCTACTTTTGCTGAGCCAAAGCTCAATCACAGACGATGACGCTGATTTCTTCTAGTCATGCGGGCGCAGCAATCATTGACGCGCTTGAATTAAAACACAAATACATCAAGCGTATTCAAATTAATCTTGATGTCAATGAATTAGTATTTTGCACTGTTGAATTCTACCCTGAAGAAGAGCAGATGAAAGCAGTATCACGCGCTTTGAAAGCAGTCAAAGCTAGCTATGCTTTAGCTGAACTGACTGATGATGATGTCGAAGAACGTCCCGACTGACAAGGCTCTTTACGCTCGCGTAAAAGCTGCTGCAAAACGTAAATTCAAAGTTTACCCTAGCGCCTACGCAAATGCTTGGTTAGTGCGTGAATACAAAAAGCGTGGTGGGCGTTATCGTGTAGAGAAGTGAATCGTCGTCATGCCAAGAAAAGTGAAGTCGGGGCTCACTCGTTGGTTTGACGAAGAGTGGGTGGACGTGAAGACAGGCAAGCCCTGTGGGCGCTCTGCCGGGGAGAAGCGTCGCGGCTACCCAGCTTGTCGTCCCTCCAAGAGAGTTTCTTCTGACACGCCGAAAACCTCAAAGGAATTGACGCCCGCAGAGAAGCGTCGCTTCAAGCGTGAAAAAACAAGCTCCAAGAAGATAAGCTATCAACACCGTCGCAAGAAGAAATGATGCAACGAAGCGATCAGCGAAGCTGTATTGCGTAGTGCTGTAGAGTAAAAACAAGTCGAGAAGTTCTCATGCCAGCGAAGGCGCGTAGTAGTCGTTATGCAGATCGAGCTGCGCTGCAGTCGCTTGGGCTGTTTGAAGCGGGCTCTGAACTCAAAAAGTTGCGTGGACGCACAAACTCAAGATTTGATGTAGCCGCAGCAGAAGTCAGAATCCTTTCAGATCTTCTTCCGCACCAACGTGATTTTGTCTGCAACTGGGAGCAGAGATACCTTTTGTACGTGGGTGGCCTGGGAAGTGGTAAATCGTATAGCAGTGTCGCCAAAGCGATTCTTCTCGCATTTAGAAGCCAGGGCGAATATCACATTTATCTTGAGCCAACTTATGTGATGCTTAATGATATTGCAATACCAACCTGGACAAAGCTACTTGATAAATATGATATTCCATACACGATGCGCATATCTCCTCAGCCAAGCTTTACTTTGCATTTGCCCAAAGGCGAGACAACTATTCTTTTGCGCCCGTTAATGAACGTTGAGCGCCTTGTGGGTATTAACGCTGCATCTCTAGTAATTGACGAAGCTGATACTGTTAAACAAGAAATTGCTGAAGCTGCTCTTGTGAAACTGCAGGGCCGCGTTCGTGTAGGCAAATGCCCTCAGATTTGTTTTGCATCAACGCCCGAGGGCCGTAAATTTGTTTGGAACTTTTTTGAGAAAAATAAAACAGAAGACAAAGCGATCTATCGAGCTGACACAAGACAGAATCCATATCTTGATGAAAACTATGTCAAGGATCTACTTGCAAACTATCCACAGCACCTCGCCGATGCCTATATCCGAGGCATGTTTGTCAACCTTGAAACAGCAACAGTATTTTCAGAGTTTGTTCGAGATACGCATGTAACCAGTGTTTTTCACGCTGAGCAAAACGAACCAGTGCTGGTTGGATGTGACTTTAACGTTGGCAAAAGTTCTAGTATTTATGGAGTTATGCGAGATTCTTCGCAAGGACAGCAATTGCATATTTTTGAAGAATTTTTATGTAGAGATACTTTTGCTCTCGCCGATCACATTAAACGTCGCTTCCCAATTCAACTCGCCAAGGGCATGGTCATCATCTATCCAGACAGCTCTGGGTCGCACGCCAGCACTTCTTCAACAATGAGCGATCACGACATTCTTAGGGAGGCTGGATGCAAAGTAATTGCAGAGCGCCGCAATCCACCCATTTCTGAGACAGTATCGCACGTCAATAATTTTCTGCATAGAAATCAAATACTTTTTAATCCTTCAACTTGTCATGACATTATTGATGTAATGGAAAATTGGGCGTATGACAATACGCTAAAACCTTCCAAGGGCGGTACAAGAGACCTGTCACACTTTGGTGACGCATTGCGCTACCTGATTTGGCAGTCTTTTGCACGCCCAGGGTTCTCTACGAATCGTGGTCAGCGCTGGAGATAATTATCTTTGTGGCGGAGTAGTAATTGCAGCTTCGTTGGTCCATCCCGCACGTAATCTATTTCTGATCGTCGCAGAAGATATTTTGTATCTGCGCCCCCATTCCTCAAGGCAAAGTTTTTCGTTGTTGTATTCAATAAGCACATCCGTGGTTTTTTGTTGTGGCTTAGGCGTGTTTGGAGTAGTAAGTGCTCTTTCGCAATTCCACTTATATGTATAAATTCTTTTTGCCAAGGTGCTATATGGTATTCCAGTTTCCTCGGCCCACTCCATTATTGATTGAGTTTTTCCATTAAAAGTTATTTTTCTTGAATTTCTTTTATTTGATGCCTGTTCTTTTGAGCTTGCCCACTTGCAATTACTGGGCTCATAGTTGCCATTGCAGTCAATTCGCTCAATTGATTGTCCGCGCACGCGCTCGCCCATATCTTCTAGAAAGTTTGCAAAACTGCCACCTGCGTTTGGATTCCAGCGATCACAAACGTTTATGCCTCTAGCGCCGTAATGCGCATAATTTTTGTTTTGCCTGGAATAGCAACGACTTAGCATAGAATCCCAGCTCTTGAATGTTGGCGACACATTTCCACCTGCAGTGTGTCCATGTTTTTTGACAAGACAACCGCAAGAACTGGTCGGCGTGCTGTCTTTTCTAAAAAGTTTTCCTTGTTCGATATTTTTGATTGAGTTTGGTCCTCCGCAACTGCAAACACAAATCCAGCGATGCTTGCCGTGCTTGTCTCGTCCGGCGTACTCGACAACTGTTAAAAGGCCAAATTTTTGACCGCAAAGGTCTACAATGCTTCTTGTCATGCCTATTAAGGGTAGGTGTGAACACGGCCTGGAGGTAGCACCCTGCCAGGCCACCTCATTCTATAGCAGTTAAACTCAGGGAAAGGCTGTACTCGACATGACGATCATTCCTAACTCGCTCGTGCCGACAGCAGATAATTTGATCGCGCAGCCATTCGAGCGACGTTTTCCTGAATACGAGGAAGCATTCGAAGAGGTATCTGGCGTAGATGCGTACTCGATTGAGCAGGCAGAGCAATTTTCACGTCTCGCCCCTATTCGTTTCTGCACGCTCCCTGAATTTTATCTCTTTGAAGCATCCGACGAATATCTTCCTCAAGACTATCTAGAAGAGCAGAAAAGTTACGAAGTACGCAAAACACGCGCACAAAGTAGTTTTCAGAACTATTATTGTCATCTTCGTGACCTCGTTTGCGGGACGGCACTTCGCAAAGGAGTTGCTGCTCCTGAAATTATACCATCCGAGTGGAGCAACTTTTTTGAAGATGTTGATCTCGAAGGGCATTCGCTTGCTTCGTTCACGAAAGAAGTATTTACAGAAGCACTTGACGGGGGCGTTTCTGCAATTTGGGTCGAGTACCCCAAGCTGCCAGAAGGTTTGAGCGCTGCTGAAGAGCGTCGCATCAATCCACGCCCCTATTTTGTGTTGATGCGCGTGGACCAGGTGCTTGAATGTCGTTATGACGTGTTCAATGCACAGATTGGGGCGCAGAACATTTTTGGAGCGTTCCCTACCTATTTGCGCATTAAGACAGAGGTGCGTCGTCAAAGCGAAGAGAACGAGTTTTTTGAAGAAGTTATTCCTGCAGTGCGTGTATACGATATTGTAAATCTTGCAAATAACGATGTTTCTCAGCTTTCTGATGAAGTTGAGTCAGTAATTGAAGGGCAGCGAGTGCGCTGTCGTCTTTACACAAAACGCAACAACACCAGTAATGTAGATAAATACATTCTCGAAGAGACTACGTATCTCTCAATTTCGTTCATTCCGTTTGTTCCTGTGCTTGGGGGCAAGAAAGAGGCATTTTTCCGTGCCCGCCCGCTTCTTTTTGATATTGCACGCCTTAACTTGCATCACTGGAGTGTCTCTGCTGACCTTGCAGAAACAATTCACTTGACTTCTTCGCCGATCCTTACGGGTACGGGCGTGCGTCCAGATGATGAAATCAAAGCCGGTGCCGGCCGTGCCCTGTTCTCGCAGAATCCTGACGCCAAATTCAGCTTGATGAGCGCTTCGATGGAGGGTGCATCGGTGACGCTTGAGAACCTGCGTCGCGTTGAGAGCGCCATGGAGCGCCTTGCTGCTGTTGCCATGACTACCAGCAAGACCCAGGCCGAATCGGGCTTTGCGAAGCTGCTGGACCGCTCTCAGAGCGATTCTCAGCTCGCTGTGCTTGTTCAAGGACTTGAGGATTCATTGAATCGTGCATTGCTTTATGCGTCCGCCTATCGTTCAATTCCCGAAGTGCGCGTGACAATTAGCAAGAACTTCATTCCTGTCAAGCTGCACTCTCAGCAAGTGATGGCTCTGAGTTCTTTGTTCAAAGATAGCAACGCAATTACGATTGAAATGTTCTTGCGTATGCTTGAAGCTGGTGAAATGTTTGAAGGACTGCCTGATTTTAGTGTTAAGAACCTGCTCAGTGATATGAATCTTGACGGAACTGAGACCGCTCAGCAACTGGGCGTTGGCGCCGGTGGGCGTCAGACGGTAAATCGTGGACAGATCCCCGTGGATAACAGCTCTCCTCTTAGCGAGGGACTTGACTCTGAACCCAGTGAGACTTCTATTGAGGTAAATGAAGCGGGCAGTGCTACTATTTAACGAGTCAACTGACGATTTTGCGTGACTGAGCACACTCCCGAAACTCTTGAGGACGCCCTTGCTTTGATCCAAGCGCTTCAAAAGAAAGCAGGCGAGCTGGAAAATGAAAGCACCAAGCTCAAGGCAACTAAAGAAGGACTGCTTAAGGATCTTAAGAAAAAGAAAACAATTGACAGCTTTTTAAAAGTTGCCGGAATTGAGCTTGGTGATGACCTTGACGAAGAGGCCATCGCTGAGCGCATTGCTGGACTAGCCAAAAAGTCCGAGGGTGGCGCTCAGGAAGGCCAACAGCAGCCTCAGAGCAAGCCTCAGGGGCAGACGCCTTCAGACGCAATGGATGAGGCCCTGAAGGCTCAGTTCACGTCGCTGCGCAAGGAGCTGTCTGATCTGCGCAAGGTGAATGAAGAGCTTGAGCAGCAACGCAATCAAGAGCGTGAGCAGCGCCGCGAGAACAAGCTTGAACGCTTTGTAACTGACGAACTTTCAAAAGTTGAATGCCGTCGCCCATCACATCTTTACAAGTTGCTCAAAGAAAAGTTTCGTCTTCTTGACGACGAAAATACTGTTGTGTACGGATCGGAAGACGATCCTGTATCTCTTCGTGACGCTGTTTCTCGTCTTCGTGATGACGAAGAGTTCTCTGTTTACTTCGCGGGCAGTGGTGCAACTGGGTCGGGCATGGCTCCGGGTCGCTCTACCACACCTTCCTATTCAAATAATCCGTTCAGCAAGGACTCTCTGAATGCCACCAAGGCTGCAGAAATCCTTCAAAAAGATCCAGATAAGGCGAAGCGTCTGATCTCAGAGGCTCGGATTGCAGGTAAGCTTGATCCTGTGCTGGGACGTGCTTTGCAAAGCATGTAACCTGCTGGTGGTTGACGGATAGAGACCCCTTCGGGGGTCTTTTTTGTTGCTACAGTGCGACTAGCTGCTTTTGTAAAATGTCGATCACGTATCACGGGGAGACTTTTCAAAATTATAACGTCCCCAAAAGAACACCCAATCATCCCACTAAGTCGCACGCTGTTTTAGCAAAAGAGGGTGACAAGATTAAGTTGATTCGATTTGGACAACAAGGTGTAAAGGGCGCAGGGAGCAATCCTCAAACAGAAAAAGAAAAAGCTCGTCAACGCTCTTTCAAGGCAAGACATGCAGAAAATATTGCCAAAGGAAAAATGAGCGCGGCCTATTGGGCGGATAAAGTTAAATGGTAAATAAGGAATTCACTCCTGATTTTTAATCCAATCCTTAAGCTCGACAACATACGCACGCATTTCTCTAGCTTTTTGAAGGTGCCACTCGTCGCAAGTTTGAAAATAAAGTCGATTATGTGTGTCGATGGCTTTAAGTAGGTGGTGGATGATTGGGTTCCAAGGCTCGCGCACAGGCGAGTTCCATGTGCGTCTTTCTGACACTGTTCGCCAATGATGCAAGAAAAGACTAGGAGGGGCGAGGGTTCTTAGCATGTGTCAGAGCGCTCACCTCACTCGCCATGCCTTACAAGACTGATCGCAACGTCATTGGCCGTCAGATCACTTCTGCGGTCGAAGAAGTCATCACCTCCCTTCGCATCTCCTACGACGCCGGTATGGCTAGTGGCAGCATTTACGTGATTCCCGCTGCCTTTACCCGTACCAATCTTGTCGAGCTGTTTGCTGGTCTTCCCACTGTGACCGGTACTCAGACGCTCGACATCAGCGGCACTGCTGGCAATGCCACTGTTTCTGCCGGCGAGAAGGCTGTTGCCACTGGCAAGGGCTGGACTCTTGACACCACCGCTTGATCCTTGATCTTGCATTTGATCGCCTCACTTCGGTGGGGCTTTTTTATTACCTCGCATTCTGATCATGAAAAAACCAACCAAGCAGCAAGGTAAATTTGCAAAAGTAATGCGTGAATACAAGGCTGGAACCTTGAAGTCTTCCTCTGGGGCGAAAGTAACAAGCCGTGCTCAGGCGATGGCGATTGCTGCCAGTGAAAGTGGTATGCCCCCTATCAAGGACAAAAAGAAACGCAAGCCTGCCGCTAAGAAGAAGCGCTAGTATTTGACTGTTAGAGGCCGTGCCTCGTGAAGTCGAGCCAAGCGCTCGCACAGTGCGGTTGTACCGACACAAGCTTTTTAATCCGCCTGACAGCAGTGCTGTAGGCAGCTCGTTTGTTTTCTTCTCTTCTTTGAGGCAAAGACAATGCTTCTCGCTGGCATTCCTTTTATTCCTCAGCTTTTCCTGGAATACCAGCAGGAAGAGCTGCAAAACCGCAACGCTCTGGTCACTTCCGGCCTGATGGTTACCAACTCTGCCATCCAGGCTGAGTTTGCCAAAGGCGGTAAGACTATCGACCTGCCTTTCTTCGGTGATCTGTCGGGCGATTCTGAAATCCTCGATGACACCGTTGGCCTGACTGCTGCCACTCTTGCTGGTGACGTACAGACCGGTGTGCGCAACATGCGCGGTAAGGCTTGGAAAGCCTCGGATCTGGCTGGTGAACTGGCCGGCTCTGACCCCATGCAGGCCATTGCTCGTCGCACTGGTCAGTACTGGGTGCGTGACATGCAAACTTCCCTGATCAACGTGATCAAGGGTCTGTTCGCTACTGGTGGTCCTCTGACCTCCTCTCACGCTGCTGGCGGCACTAGCACTCAGCTCTCCCAGAGCGTGATGGTTGACGCCATCGCCAAGCTGGGTGATGCGGGCCAGGAGCTGACCGGCGTGCTGATGCACTCCCGCGTCTACTACGCCCTGATGAAGCTGGACCTGATCGTCCCTGCTTCCAGCACCTCTCAGCTCGACACTCGCCTGTCTGCTCAACGCCTTGAGCTGGGCACCTATCTGGGTCGCCCGGTGTTCGTTGACGACACCCTGCCTGTTGACGCTGGCGCTGGTACTGGTGGCGCTGATGTTCTGCACACCTACTTCTTCGGCCCTGGCGCATTTGCTTTTGCAACTGCTCCTGCCAAGACTCCTCTCGAGACCGACCGCGATTCCCTGAAGGGAATCGACTACCTGATCAACCGGACACACTACCTGGTGCATCCGAACGGTATCAGCTGGGTCGGTAACGCCGCTGGTAACTCGCCCAGCAATGCTGAGCTGTCCACCGGTGCTAACTGGAGCAAGGTGTTCACCGACAACCGCAACATTCGGATCACGCAGCTTCGCTGCTACATCTGATCGCTGTAGTCGCAGCCCCTCTTCGGAGGGGCTTTTCACTATCAAGTAACAACCATGTCGATCACTACTTTTCGTCTTGCACGCGAGCAAGAAGAGGCGAAGCTGAAAGCCGAGGTTGAGGCACCCGCTGAGATCCCCGCCGAGGAAGCCCCTGTTGCTTGCCCTGCCCCTGCGCCTAAGGCCTCTGTGGCCAGCACCAAGACCAAGACCACCACTGCTAAGGGCTGAGCCCTAGAGAGGCGCCACGATGGCCTTCGTATCGACCCTGGGAGCCGCTAACGCCAACTCCTTCATCAGTGTTGCGAGGGCCACCACGCTTCTCGGTGAGCTTCCCGTGAGCGCTGGCATTACTGCATGGCTTGCTCTTAATGACACGCAAAAAGAGCAAACACTTGTTGCCGCAACAATGACGATTAATCCCTTGAAGTGGAAGGGATATATTGCTGATGCGTCTCAGTCTTTGTCTTGGCCACGTCTAATCAAGATTGACGGGCGTCAGCTTGCGACTGATGAGCTGCCAATTGATTTTGAAATTGCCGTTGCTTACATGGCGGCATTTCTTGGAAGTGGGGGTGGATATACAGCGGTTGCAGTGAATGATGGCGGCTCGACTCTTCGCAGCACGAATCAATACGAAGAGGTTGAGCTTGGCGATGGCGCACTGCGCGTTAAGTTCAAGCAAGGCGATATGCCTCAAACTGGCGTTGACTATATTCCGCCATTTGCAATGGACATTTTGTATCGCTATATGATTGATCCAAGCTTCAATCAACCATACGTGAGTCGTACGAGTACTGCTCGCATTGATCCTTACTATGGCGCTGGTGCATTCCGCCCAAACCGTATTCGCTTTGCTGGCGGACAAGTCTTTCCTGCCACTGGTGGCTGGGCCAGTAATCCGCTGTGATAGATCATGTCACTTGTTGATGACATTTTTTCTTCAATTCCCGCCCCACTGATTAGTCAGTTTGGGATTGATGCTACGTATATCAGGGCAAATCCAAACCCTACTTACAATCCAAATACAGGAACCGTTTCTGGTGTTGCGACTGAAATTCCAGTCAAGATTGTCATTTCTGAGCTAAAGCCAGAGGAAATGCAGGGTTTATATCAGCAAACTGATGTAAAAATTGTTATTGCCGCCAGCTCTCTTTCTGGTTATTTCCCGCAAACAACAGATTCGATTCGTTATCTGCAAGGCGGCGTAACGCGAACTGCAAAAATTATTGGAATGTTTTCATACCGTGGAGACAGCGCTATCATGCACTCAGTTGTTGGGAGGCTGAGTTGATATGGCACCAAGAAAGCCTAGGCGTGGTAGTGGTCGGAATTTTGAAATTGCAAATAAGTTGATGAAGGACATAGACAGAGTAGTTGCATCTGGTGTGCAAAATGCTGCAATTGAGATTGCCAATGGACTCGTGAAAGTGGGTCCGGCCTGGAGTGGTGAATTCTCCGCCTCTTGGGATGTGATTGGCCCTGGGCAAAGTGCGTCTTCCCCGAGGGGTAAAGGACGGATCTACAAGTATGACAAAAGAAATTTCCCTCTTTCTAGATTTGAAAAAGCTATTGAGAAGGGAGCAAAGTTGTTTGAAGTTGTAAATACTGCACCACATGCAGCAATTGCGATTGATGGAGAAGAGGCTATTTTTACTCATCCAAATGACTCAGATCCTCTAAAAGATCCTGTTGAATTTGGCTTTCGCCCAAAAGATGCCAGCGGAGAACAAGAGCCCTCTTTTCGTTATGACATCAGCATGGGTTACGATGATAGCAGCAAGCCAAACGCAATGATTACTGCAGAGCGTGACTGGTTGGCGACTTATGCAATGGGCGGTGAATTAAATCGTGACCTTGGTCGCGGCGTCACCATTGGCTTTGGAGGTGTTCGCTGATGAACTATCAATCCATCCGTGCTAAAATCGAAGGCCCACTTCTTACTGCTTACAATACACAAGTTCCTTCTATTCCAGTTTATTTTGACAATATTACCGCTGTTCCACCTGGTCCGCCTAATGAATACGTGCGAGTCAATGTTACGTTTGGCCTAACAACAGAATCCACGCTTCATGGCTCGCTTGACTATGCAAGAGGGGCATTGATTATTCGTTGTTTTGCGCCTAAGAGTGCTGGTCCGGCGCGCTGCCAAGAGATGATGATGCTGGCAAAGCAGGTTATTGATATATTAAACTCAACTCCAAAATCCTCAAATACAACTTATGTGAGAATTGGGCCAATTACTGGGCCAGCTTTTCAGTCGCCCGACAATTCGCCTCATTTTATCGGTCGTATGGACATGGGTTGGCAAGCAATGAGTGCCTAGCTAGCTAGTCTGGCTATACCGGGCACTGCCCGAAACACTCGCTTTTGGTCCGATGTCTGCAACTGTCCTCACCGGAACTTCCGGGGCTCTTTACTACAAGCCTGCCGGTACCCTTGGTACCTTCACTCCAGCCAACGTTACCACTGCAACCGGCGAAATGGTGGTTGAGCCGTATCTTGGTTTCAGGGTTGGCGATCCCGTTAAGTTCTCCGTTTACAACGTTCAAGGTGGGACCGCTACTGGCACCTTGCCTGCTGGTATTACTGCTGGCACGACCTACTACGTCATTACGTACACCGCTGCTACTGGTGTGCTGAAGGTTTCCTCTACTCTCGGTGGTGTCAGCGTTACTTTGACCACTACTGGTACAGCCACGTCGCCCAACGAATTTAAAGTTGAGTTTGCTGACTACGCAGTTGTTGCTCAAGTTCGTGACTGGAGCTTTGAAATTTCTCGAAGCGAAATTGACGTAACAACTATTGGCCAGACTCTTGGCCAATATGCTCCCTTCAGGAACTACATTACCGGTTTTGCAGATGGCAATGGTACTACAAATGTGTATTTGACCGACGAGGATGCTGCGTTTTCTAATCGCATTATCGACGACGTTCTGCAGCGTCAACAAGTTGGTGCAGCCTTCAAGCTTTACATTGATCGCGTTGTTGTTGGTGGCACTGTGAGCGAGGCTCTTTCTCGCTCGATTTCGCTTGATGCAATTTTGACCAGCGCTAGCTTGAACATCAACCCAGACGATGCCATTTCGATGGCCATCAACTTCCGTCCGTCTGGCAACGTCTCTATTGACCTGTCACAGACCGCCTGATTCATTGACTGGTTTCATAGCCCCACTCCAGTGGGGCTTTTCTTTTATTCGAGTACGACCATGCCTGATGCTGTTGTCCATGGAACGCTGCCCACGGGCGCAGCCAAAGAAATTGATGCTACAAATGATGGAAGACTTGCGGTTGCTGCAAGTTTCTCTGAAGCGTCAACAGATGCGTTTGGGCGCCTCAGGGTTTCAAATCCGCTAACGCTTTTTGACTCAAGCCATCGCTATGCAGATAACGGGCTTTGGAGTACAAGTGCTGCGAATAGTGGAGCCGCTGCTTTTTCCGCAAACGAAGGACTCGTTAATCTTTCTGTAACAACATCTTCCGGGTCGAAGGTTTATAGGGAGACGACCAAGTGCTTTAGCTATCAGCCTGGTAAGTCATTGCTTGCCTTGAATACGTTCGTAATGAGCGCAGCAAAGACTGGGCTTCGGCAACGCGCTGGATATTTCGGAACAGCAAATGGAATTTACTTAGAACTTGACGGTTCGACGCTTTCTTTTGTTGAGCGTAGCTCTGTGACGGGCTCTGTTGTTGAAACAAAAATCAGTCAGTCAAATTGGAATGGCGACAAGCTTGATGGAAGTGGTGAATCAGGATTCACGCTTGATATTTCAAAAGCCCAAATCATGTGGGCAGACATTGAATGGCTTGGACTTGGGACGGTTCGGCTTGGATTTGTGATTAATGGATTGTTTGTAATTTGCCACTCATTCCATCACGCAAACTTGATCACATCGACTTACATCACAACCGCCTCCCTCCCATTGCGATATGAAATTGAAAATACTGCGACAACTGCAAGTAGTAGTACATTGAAGCAGATTTGCTCAAGTGTTATCTCTGAAGGCGGATATGAACTACGTGGATTACAGCAA